GCCGTACGAGTTCCTTGACTGCGGTATCGGGGTCGCCGCAGAGGCGCGCGGGCAACCCGGTCGGCACGAACCCGTCGGTCAGGTTGCGTGCGGACCAGGCGCCGGCGCGCGTCCAGAGCGCCACGGCGCAGTCGGGAGCGTCGTACACCTTGGGGTGGTCATAAAACGAGTCGTCGATCTTGAACCAGGTCATCGGCGGAGTGCTTCCTCTGTGCAGGTGGAGCGGATGGTGCGGCCCGGCCGCGATCGGGTGGTCTCGGCCGGTGTCAGGCGGCTCCCTTCCCGGGCAGGTCGAACAGCGCTGGCGTGTGGCCGAGCGGCCGGTTGGACCACAGCACCTCGGTCCGGTTGGCCCATTGCCCATCGCCCTGGCCGGTGCCGGCCGCGAAGCTGTGCCGGTCCCAGCCCGCGTAGAGCTCGCGGTCATAGAGGTCGCTCGGATAGCCGGACAGGACGACGGCACCTCGAGCTGTGTGCAGCGCCTCGGCCAACTCGCGATGGTCGGCCTCGGCCCGCATCTCGCACGGGTAGCCGTCGTACGACTTGCTGCGCGTTGAGCCGAGGTACGGCGGGTCGACGTAGAGCAGGACGCCCGGGTCGGCGCCGTACTTGGCGATCAGGTCCAGCGCGGGCATCGACTCCAGCGAGACGCTGGCGAGGCGCTCCGCCGCCGGCGCCATCCGCTCGACGTAGCCGACCAGGTAGTCCGGCATCGACGTAGAGCCACCGTTGGTCTTGACGTAGTGCCGCCAGCCGGTGCGCCGCAGAGTCCCGGCGCGGCCCTGGGTCAACCGGACGAACACGCGGCGCGCGGTCTCCAGCTCATCGCTGGCTGGCTCGTAGGCCGCCTGCTGCTCGGCGCGTGAGTGCGGGGTGAGGGCGCAGGCGCGGGCCAGGTCGGCGGGTCGTTCGCGCAGGATCCGCCAGAAGGTCATGAGTACGCCGTCGAGGTCGTTGACCGTCTCGTGGTCCGAGGGCTGCTGCTTGGCGAGGAGCACGGCGAGGCTGCCGCAGTACGGCTCGACGTAGTGCTCGTGCTCGGGCAGCAGCGCGGCGATCGCCGGCCCGAGGGTGATCTTGCCGCCGAAGTACGGCACGGGCGGTTTCACGTCCCCTCCGTCCTCTCGCCGGCCGCGCGCCGCTGCACGTCATCGGCCGGTTCGGGCGGGGTGTGGTGCGCGTCCCCTGCCTCACCGAGCAGCCCGCACCGGCACGTCCGGCGGCCCTGGTGGTCGGCGGGCAGGTCGGGGTCGGGCGTGAACAGGCCACCGCAGACGCGCGTCTTGGCCCGGCTCACCAGCGCACCAGCCTGTCCTGATCGTCACCGGCCGCATGGTGAGCGTGGTGGCGGTCGCGCTGGCAGGTGATGCCATTCGGCCCTACCGCACCGCAGCGCGTCTGGATGACGTGGCCGCGCGCCTCCATGCAGCGGTCCCGCTCGACGAGGGCGAGCACGTCCCCGATCGCGGCCTCCATCCACGGGTCCAGCTCCACGCCGTCCGGAATGCCCATACGGCTCTTCACGACCCGGCGCATCTCGTCGGTCGGCTCGATCACCGGACACCTCCGTCCGGGCCGCATTCAGCGCACTTGCCCCACCGGAGCTGGACGTGGTGTACGGGGCATAGGTATGGGGACGCCGGCTCACCTCGCTCCCGTGCGGCCTCGCGGCACCGGCCCGACCGGCGGCACGCGCCGTGGCCGGGGAGCTTGTTCTGGCAGATCGGGCAATAGCCGGGCCGGGCGGGAGTGGGTAACGGCTTGGGCTCCTTGCCGTGCATCTGGGCTGCCGCCTTGGCCTGGTTGCGTTCAGCCGCGATCGGGTCGTCGACCAGGCCGAGCGGGATGAGCATGTCGGCGTTGCCCGAGCCGATCAGGTAGCGGCGGGCCGCGGCCTTCACCTCGGGGTCGAGGTACGACACGCCGATCCGGGTCTGCACGTCGCCGCTCACGACGCCCCCCTGACGTCCGCGAGCGCCTCCACGAGCGCCTGCGCGCACAGCCGCCGGAACTCCTCCGGATGCCGGTGCGCGAGCGCTTCCAGGGCCGCCTGCCGACTGGCGCGTTCCCGCGCCTGGATGCTGATCGCGCCGGAGTAGTACTGACGCTTGTACTCGTTGTTCGCGTCCCGGCATGCCCGGTCGATGGGCTCGCCGAGGCGGTGCCGCTCGTGCGCCGACCGGGTGCCGCACGGCGCTGGACGTCGGCTCACGACATCGTCCGTTCGCAGCAGGAGCAGAACACCTCGTGCGTGGTGAGCACCGCACCCTCAGCGGCGGTGAGCATCCGTCCGCACACCGTCCAGTAGCGTCGGCCGCCCGGGCTGCTGTCGGCGTCGCGCAGGGCGTGCACGATCCCGCCGAGGAGGCGGACCTGCCGGGCGGTGCGGTCGAGGAGGTCAGCCATGACGCGCACCTCCGCGCAGGAGATCCAGCTCTTTGCGTGCGCTGGCCAGCTCGGCGCGGAGAAGCTGCGCCTCCTCGAAACGGACGCCGCACCGGCGGGCTAGGGAGTCGCGTTCCCGCGTGACGCGGTCCAAGATCCCCTGCCAAGCGGCCATCTCGGTTTCGACCCGGGTCAGGTCGGCCTGCGACGCGGCGAGGTCCTGCAGTGCCTGCCGTAGCCGCGCCGAGGTGGACTCGCCGGACGGTGCGCCCGCAGCCTTCAGTACCTGCTCGTCGGTCACGGTCGTCCCCTCCAGCAGTCGTACGCGTACCGGGGCAGCGCGTAGAACAGGGTCAGCAGCAGCGCGGCGAGCAACATGCGCTTGTCGCCGCAGCGGCGGCCGAGCGGATGGCGGTACGGATTGGGGCGGGCCATCACGACCGCCCGCGCCAGCGCTGCCGCAGACGGCAGAACCGGGCACCACACGGCAAGTCGAGACGGTCCTTGTTCGCGCAGATCTCACACTGCTCGGCATCCGGCGGTTCCGGGACGTCTTCGCCGCCGGTCAGGTCCAGGCCGCACAGCGAGAGGTCCGGATCGCAGCAGACCAGGTGGGTGAGGTCGTCATCCGTTGTGCTCAGGTCGGGCTCGACGACGGGCAGGGTCATGATCGGTGGGATCACGACGACCGCCCCCGAACCGGCCACGTCGCCATGACGTCCGGCGGACGCAGCATCAGCCGCTCGTCGAGCAGCAGGTCCACCCCCGGGCCCTTCGGCTCGAAGCCGACCCACGCGGACAGGCCACGGTCGACGGCGCGCAGGTTGTCGACGACCCGCCGGTCAGCGCGGCGCCAGTCCCGGCCCGTCAGGCGGGGCTCGTCCGGGGTGACCCAGCCGATGTCATCGACGGTCAGGCGGGGCGCGATCTCGGCCATCAGCGGCTCACCGCCCCGGCGCGCAGCTTGCGCGAGCCGTGCGGACGGTCGGAGGGCACCGCCACGAAGCCGCCCTCAAGGCCGATAGCGACACCGTCGGCCACGACGAAGCCGGACAGGATCAGGCACGGATCCCCGATCTCGGCCGCGCACGCCGGGCACTTGCGGTAGTCGCCCGGCTCGTACGGCTGCTGGCCGATCGCGGCACCCGGATCCTGGGCGCTCACCGCTCGCCACTCAGCAGACCCGCGAGCTTGCCGAGGGCAGCCACGTCGAGATGCCGGCGGATCGCCGTGGACTCCTTACGGCCGTGGATCAGCCCGGCCGTCGTGAGCGCGTTCAGGTGATGCGTCATCGTCGGCTGCCCGATGTCGCCGAGCGCAGCGCCCAACTCGGCGCCGGTCAGCGGGCCGTGCGCGGCGAGCATGGCGATGATCCGCAGCCGCTGCGGCTCGGCCACGACCTTCATCACGGCGGCCAGGCGTTTCGCGTCGGAGCGGTTGAACGCGGGACTGAACGGTGAACGGAGCGTCATGATGTCTCCCGAGGGGGTGTGGTGGAATGCCGCCCGTCGGCGGTCAGGTAGCGCCAGATGTCGCGGCGCAGCAGGACGGCCACGGTCGCCGGGTCGTCGCCCTGCGGCACCAGCCAGCCCTGCGATTGCGCCACACCGCGGTGGGACTCGATGTCCTCGTGGCAGGGCGGGCAGAGCAGCAGCAGGTTCGACGGCAGATTCGTATCCGGGCGATCGGTGCCGCCCATTGCCCGCGGGCGACGGTGGTGGATGTGGTGGTCGAGGCCGCGCACCGGGAAGACGGCCGACCCGCAGCGCTCACAACTCCAGGCCGCCCGTTCGTAGACCGCCTCGACGACGTCCTGCGCCGGCCCGGTGCTGGTGCGCTTGGACTTCAGCGGCGTGCGGCGCATCGGGCTACCGCGCTTCATCGGGTGCCTCGATGCCCAGCCCTGCCGCGAGCTGGTCGACGAGCTTCCCGGCCGCCTGCCCGGCGAGGACCTTGGCGAGCGGGTCCGCCCGGAACGACAGCGTCCCCGGCACACCGCCGGCCCTGATCGCCAGGCCGGGCACGATGGTGCCGACGTCGTCGATCACCTGCCCATCGGCCACCTGGACCTGCCGGAGGAGCTCGGCGACGTACCAGGGCTTGAGCCGGACGGTGGTCTCGATGGCCTCGGTCGGGTCGAAGCCCGGCCGATCGGCCACCCACGCCAGCAGCGCCGCGTCGTTGGAGACGTACACGGACTGCTGGGACAACGGCAGCGTCCACGTCCCGACGTCCTGGAACCGCCACGTCGGCGCGCTGCCCTGCTCTTCGTGCTCCTTGCGCGCGGCCGCCGCCAGGTCGGCGCGCACGAGCGCCGCGCGCGCCTTCAGCTCTGCCGCCGCGGCCTCCAGCAGCAGGACGTGACGGGTCTGTTCGAACCGGTTCACGCCGGCGCCTCCTCGGTCGGGGCGACGGCGAACTCCTCGCGCCGGCGGGTGATGTGCGACTTGAGCTGACCGGTCTCCGGACCGGCGATCTCACCGTTCGAGCCGGCCAGGTTGACCTCCTGCCAGCAGGCGCGAAGTTCCTCCTCGGAGGCCGCAGCGGTGATCCGCTCGAACAGCTCGACCGCTGCCCGTGTCGGCCGCCGCTCCTGCTCCGGCTCGTCGGGGGTCTGCCGGTTGCGGACCTCCTCGGCGGAGGCGACGCCCTTGCGGGTATCCGCCGCGCCGACGGCGAGGATCGCCCGGCCCCACGCGCTCGTCTCGGCGTTCATCAGCTCCGAGTCGCGGGTGAACTGCGTCCGGCCCGGGAACGGCTCCCACGCCGTGCCCACGCCCGGGTTGGGGTCGTCGGCGGTCCGGTAGGCGGCCGCTTCGAACACGACGAACGCCTTGTCGCCGATCTGCTCCACCCGCCACGGCGCTGCAGGGCGCAGGCAGCCGTCGGGGTAGCGGTCGAAGAACTCGCGCATCCGGTCGGCGACGGTGTTGTACGAGCCCAGGTCGATGCTCATGCCTCCGCCGCCCAGACCTTCGAATCGGCGAGCTCGGCCCACGCCTGACCGAGCCGGGTCCGCGCTTCCGCGTGCCCGAGGACGACCGCCGGGTCCACGCCTCGCGGCCCAGAAGCGAGCTCATTGATCTTCCCGGCGAGGGTGTCGAGGTTGACCTCCGCGACCTCCAGCGCGCGCTGGGCGCGGTCTAGGCACTCCTGTGTGCTGGCCCGGTAGTCGGCGCTGGTGTTGGGCTTCGAGTACTCAGGCATCGGGCACCTCTGGTAGTTCGACGATCGGCAGGTCCACCGACCAGTGCGACTGGGTGCCGTCGGCGTGCTCGATCAGCAGGCTCGGCGCCGGGAGGTAGCCGATGACGATGCCCTCGGCCATGACGTGGGCTTCGTGGCCGATCGCGCCGGAGTGCACGCGGACCAAGGCGTGTCGCATGACGAGGTCCACGGCGTGCTCGCTGCTGATCACCGCGCCACCGCCCGGGTGAGCGGCCGTGCGGCAGCTGTCGCCCACCGCATCCGCTGCGCGGCCTGCTCCGGGTGCTCCCCGTACTCAGCCGCCATCTGCGCGGCACAGCCGGCCACCCCGCGGTAGTCGCGGACGGCGGCGGCGATCGCGGCCTTCAGCTCGGCCCGGTCGTGGGGCTCGCACGCGGACAGGGTGGAGGCGAACAGCGCCTCAGCGCGGGCGACGGTGAGCATCTGGGCGGTCACGACGTCACCGCCGGGCGCGGGCCGAAGATCTCGGCGACGAGCCATCCGAGGTCCTCGCGGGTGTTAGAAGGGCCGAAGAGGTCCCAGTCCTCCTCGTCCTCGTCCTCGTGCACGACGAGACGGCCCGCGCGGAGCAGCTGCTCCGCGCGGTCGGGGACCGACTGCGGCTCTCCCTCGTGGCCGATGAGCCACGCGGTGGAATATCCCGTGCGGCCGTCGATGTACGCGGCTTTCTCGCCGGAGAGCAGGCACGTCCAGCCCGCGAAGCAGGCCACGGTGCCGCAGTCGGCGGGGCCGATGTAGAGGCCCTGATTCCACTGATCCGGGTGCGCGTCGATGTGGTCCAAAACGCGGTACGCCAGCGTGGCGTTCGGCGTCGGCGCGGTCACGCGATCCGCCTAGCGGTCGGGCTTGGCGTCGCGAACCGCTCGAACGCCTCGACGATGTCGGTGACCCGGCCCGGCTTGTACTCCCGGGCGTAGCCGCGCGGCGCCGTCGTGATCGTGCCGTCGGCGTCCAGGTAGAAGTAGTCGTAGGTGACGCTGCGGTTGTTGAGGGTGAGGCTCTCCGACCGGACGATGCGGATCCCGTAGCCGTCGCCGATGCGATGCACGGCCGGGCACCATGTGCCGCCGAACCAGTAGCTGGCCAGTTCGAACCGCGCCTCGATCTGGGCGACGGTGTGGGCGGTCGGCTCACGCTTCTGCCGGGCGGTCACCGGTCGGCCTCGATCTCGGAGATGTGCACGAGGTGGCCGAAGCTGCCGACCTTCCCGTACAGGACCGCGTCGTCGAGCGGCGTAGATCCAGCAGTCCGAGCGGCATACGCATAGGCCGCCGGGACCTGCGAGACGGTCCACGACTCACCGGCGACGTTGATCCACCAGTCCTCGACGCGGTACTCCGCGCTGCCGAGTCCGGCCACGTCGTCGCGGATCTTCACGGTCTTGCCCGCGTACGGGCTGGGCTCGCGGGCGGTCACCGGATGCTCCAGCGGTACGACCGGTCGGCGCGGTGCTGGCCGACGTACCCGAGCCGGCGCAGCCAGCCCTTCCTCCTCGGCGGCAGGACCGGGCCCGGGTTGGGCGGGATCGGCGGAGGCGGCGACTGCGGCCCCTGGATCGCCTCGGTGACCGCCTCGCCGGGCAGCGCGAACTGGACCGTCTCGGCCGGGTCGTACAGCGGGAGCTCACCGGACGCGTCCGAGCGGCGCAGGGCCGGGAAGTCGAGCTCGTACGGGCGGATCGCCTGGGTGGTCTCGCCGACGTCGAGGACGTGCGTGTCGACGAGGTCGGGGGCGGGGATTTCGCCGGTGTCGTTGGGGTCGCGGATCAGAACGTCGGTCATCTCTATGTCCCTCGTGCGAAGTTTCAGGTGGTCGGGGTGGCCCGGGACGTGAGCGACGTCAACGCCCGCGTCCCGGGCCGGAACCGGTGCGGTGTGGGGACCGCGCCGGAGGTCAGGGCTTGCGGTGCAGCAGCCGCTTCAGGTGCCGCAGCCGGTACCGGACCCAGCGGTGATGCTGGTCAGGCCGGTGCTCGCACCAGCAGGTGCAGCACAGCGAGGCGTCCATCAGGTCGGCTGCGGAAAGTTGGTGTTCGTCAGCTCGCCACGGCTGATCAGCATTCGGTCAACGGCGCGGCCTTCCCGAAAGGCGTTCCATGATCGGATGAACAGCGCCAACTGCTCGGCCCGAGTGAGTCGGTCGATCCGTGACTTCGCGATCTTGTTACGCAGTGCCAACACCGCGCTGCGGTCTGGCAGGTTGGCGCCTGAGATGTACTGGTCGAAGAACTGATGCGTCTGCTCGACGTCGATCCGGGAGAACAGGTAATGAGCAACGCCGGCGACCGTGCCGGTGCCGAGCCCACGGTTCTGGCAGTCGCTCGCACGTCGGGCGGCAGCATCGAACTGGCCAAATTCCTGGCGGTAGCGCTCCAGAATCTCGGTGTTCGTCGGGGCCAGGATCGGACCGTTGCCGGTGAAGGCCTTGCCGTCCCAGAGAATTACCCAACGGACGATGCCTGCGGATCTGGCACGGTCGGTCGCTCCGGCGATCTTCAGCACGTCCATGCCGGTCCGGGCCGCGCCTGAGTCGATGACCTGCATGGCGCCGTTCGGCAGTCCACGCGCCACGTCGAAGTCGACCGCGACTCCGGCCTGAATGACCGCGTAAAGCCGGTTCTGCCCGTCGACGAGGACGCCGTCCTCGTCGAACTTGATCGTCTCGCCCGTGTCGCTATTCCAGCGCCCGGCGAGCATGTCGCGGGCGTAGGCGGGGATCTTGGACTTCTTCGGCTGACGGTTGTTCTCGGCGTTCTTGCCGAGCCACTGCTTAGCGAGGCTCGGTGTCACGGTGACCCTGTCGTAGGTGATCACCGGGCCTCCTTGATCCGACGAAGGCCCGCCTCGGTGTCGACCACATGGTCTAGCGCGCGGAGGATGTCGGCGTCCGCGCTCGAGATGAGTTCGTCCTCCGGCGCGTCGGTCTCGTCGACCAGGCCGCCATCGGTCATCCCGCCGGTTTGCGGGGCGATCCGGGCACCGGAGACGGGCGTCGGGTCGTCCGCGTCGTCGTCGACCCGGGTGTAGCCCAGGCCGGTCGGGTCGGGCTCACGGATCGCACCGGCGATGGCGGCCCGGATCGACTCCGTGTCGGCGGCCATCCAGTCGGCCGGCGCCGGCTCGGCGGGGCGGCCGTCCTTGTGCCAGGACAGCAGGCTGTACGTGACCGTGCCGACGGCATACTCCATGCGGGTCCGGTCATCGAGATGTTCGTCGGTCTTCACGCCGAGCCGATCGGCGATCTCACGGACCTTGGCCAGAGCCGGCACGGGGTCCGTCTCGCTGCCGTTCAGCTGCTTGGCCGCGCTCAGATGATTCGGCAGTGGCACCCACGGGTTCGCCTCCAGCCAGTCCGCGAACGCCCGGATGTCGGCGATGCGCCCGGCGCGGTCGGCGCCGGCCCGGATGCCCGCCAGCTCCTCCTCGGTGGCGAGGCTGACCGGGAAGTCGTTCTCGTACGTCTCGTCGAACGGCATCGCCTGGCCGAACTCGCGCAGGACCAGATGGGTCCGGCCGTTGCCGCCGGGGTGCGGATAGGTCAGGGTGTGCAGCACCTCGGCGGCGAGCGCACTGATCACACCGGGGGCGATCCAGTCGCCGACGGCGAGCTCGGCGAAGGTTGTGCCCGTAGGCTGGTTCTCGGTCATCGGATTGGCCTTTCTTCTCGGGAGATTGATCCGGTTGATCAGCGGGCCCGCCGACGGGATTCGGCGAGGCCCGCAACTACGTCAGGGCCGTGGCAGCGCGTCGTACAGCACGCCGACACCGATCGACGGCCGCGGGTCAGGCTGCGGCGGCTCCGGGGCGTGCGGGAACGACGGCACCGCCGGACGCAACGGCAGGGTGAAGCCCGGCCCACCGGTCGTAGCGACCGTGGCAGCACCTGTAGGTGACGGGTCCCGGTGGGCCGGAGTCAGGTCGTACGCCTCCGCCAGCTCCCGCACCGCGCGGCGGGCCATCCGCAGCCGATGCAGCAGCACCTCGCCGGCGCACACCTGCCGGACGGACGCGGACGTGTTGCACACGGTCGGGCTGAAGTAGGTGAGGGCGAGTAGGCCGATCAGCGCGCTGTCGATGTCGCCGAGCAGCTGCTCGTCGGCGGTCTTCGGATTGCCCGGCGGCGGGCCGGAGGGCTGCGGGCCGTGCGGGGTGGCCGGACCGGACGGGCCGGGGCCGGCGGGGCCTTGGGGATGCGACGGACCGGGCCACGGGGTGTTCATTCGGCCACGTCCTCGCCGAACGCGCGCTGGTGCGCGTCCTGCCACGTCGTGCTCAGATCTCCATCGGCCGCCTCGATCAGCTGATCGAGGTAGGCGCGGCGCTGGCGGTCCCGCTCGGCGAACCGTGCGGTCAGCTCCGCCATCTCCTCCGCATACGCGGCGAGAACCTTGAGCGGCGTCTCGTTCGGCTCGAAATCGCGCAGCGGGAACAGCGTCCCCTGCTCGCCGAGGATGTCGGTCAGCGCGCGAGCGTGATCACGCTGACGCTCGGCATCGGTCCGGTGGTCGGCGGGCGGCTCACCCTCCGGTGCTTCGAAGGGCGGGAAGCCTGCCGCGCGCAGGCTCGACCAGTCCTCGAATTCGGCACCTGCGTGCCGAATCTGGGTCTCGGTCGGATAGGCCCGAGCGCACTGGATCCGGTAGCGGATCTCACGCTCGGACAGCGGAAAACCGGCGGCGCGCGCCGACTTGATCAGTTCCTCGGCGCGGCCAGGCTTCAGCTGCGAGCTGCCGGGCGCGAAGGCGTCGGCATCGCGCAGGAGCCGGAGACCCCAGATCCACCGCTCGTGGATGTCGTTCCTGGCGGCAACAGCGATTGCCCGCTCGATGCGGATGTACTGGGTCGTCTTCATGCGGCACCGGCCTCAGTGCGCTCGCCGCGCAGGACCGCGTCGATCTCTTCGGCCCGGATGCGGTAGAAGCCGCCGGGGAGAGTCTGGCTGGTGATCTTCTTGTCACGACACCACCGCTGCACGGTGTCGCGGGAGACGGTCAAGCCAGCCTGGTTGAGGCGTTCCGTCGCCTGGCTTACCGTGAGGAACAGGTGGTCCTGTGTCATGCACAGAACGCTAGGCCTGACATGCGAGTCATGTCAAGCTGTGCATCGCATGGATTTATTCGCAGGCCCGGCAGAGATCAACGTGAGTGAATACCAACTACTCGTGCAAGTCATGTGAAGTCATGTATCTTGAGGGTCATGACACAGGCACCAGAGCAGTCCACCGCGAAGGGCTGGATGCCGGACGACTCCACCTTCGGAGCACGGCTCGCGCTCGTGCGACAGCGCATGGCGTGGGGAAACGTCAGAGAGGCCGCAGTCGCCTGCGGCATCCCGCCGGAGTCCTGGCGCACCTGGGAGCGTGACGGGGTCGTCCCCCGGCGCATCGTCGAGATGTCCAGTCTCATCGCCAACCGCACCGGATGCGACTACGAATGGCTCCTGTCCGGCCCCCGCCGGACGAGCGGTCCAGGTCAGAGGTCGGTTTCGGTCCGGAATCAGCATGTAGCCGTTCGGTCGCTGATCACGTCGAAGCCGGGAGGTCAACGGCCGCGCAGTCGAGATGACAGCCGCCGGCCGGGAAGCCTCGTCCGAACGGCTCGACTTCCACGGCCCGACCTCCCGTGAATGGACTATCGACGATGACCGAACGGCCCACCGCGGCGGTAGACCAGGATGTGAATAAAGTTCAGCCCGACCCGCACGACCTCGCCATGATCGCCGGCTACCTGGAGCACCTGCGCCGCGCCGGCCGCAGCGCCGAGACGATCCGGCTACGCCGCTCGACCCTGACCCAGCTGAATGCCGCTCTGACGTTCGGCCTGGGCGGCGCGGCCGACAACGAGATCGCCGAATGGATCTACGACGAGCGGATCCAGTCGAACAGCCGCGCCACCTACCTCAGCGGCGTGCGGGGCTTCTACCGGTGGGCGGTCAAGGCCCGGTGGCTCACCCTGGACCCCACGATCGATCTGGAGTCGATCCGGACCACGCGCGGCATCGCCCGGCCGTGCACCGACGAGCAGCTGCACGCGATCCTCACGACCACGCCGAAGCGGATCCAGGTGTGGGCGGCCATCGCCGCGTACGAAGGCCTGCGGTGCTGCGAGATCTCCGGCCTCGACCGGGAGCACATCACCGAGCAGCGGCTGGTCGTGGTCCGCGGCAAGGGTGGTGCCGCGCGGGTGCACGACACCGACCCGTGCGTGTGGGAGAAGGTCCGCGACCTGCCGCCCGGGCCGATCGCCACGCTGGTCACGACCGGCGAGCGGGCCAGCGCCGACTACGTCAGCAAGATGGGCAAGGCGTGGTTCCGGCGCCGCGGCGTCGACGTCACGATGCACCAGCTGCGGCATTGGCTGGGTTGCACGGTGCAGGAGAAGTACAAGGACGCCCGGGTGACCATGGAGTTGCTCGGTCATGCGTCGCTGAACGCGACGTCGATCTACACCCGGGCGACCTTGACTCAGCAGCGCTCGGCGAGGGCTATGCTCCCGCGTCTCGCCGGTTGATGCGGGAGGTGCGGATATGGCGCACCTCCGTGGGGTCGGCGTTCGTGGTGCGCCGGCCGGTGGGGACGTCGGGCCGGGTGGGCTCGGTGTCTTGGTGCGCGACGACTTCCACGCGCGGGAACCGGTCGGGGTCTAGGGCCCGGTCGTCCGCGACGACGAGAACGTCGGCCTTTCCGCTGTGTAGGTAGTCGCATGCCTTGGTCCAGTCGTCCTGGATGACGCCGCACATGGCGTAGCCCTGGGCGATGCAGTACTCGATGCAGATGCCGACGTCGGGAAACAGGCGCCGGGACAGCACGAAGACCATGGCTTCGACGGGTAAGTGGGACATGGGAATCGATCCCCCCGATGGGCTCGATTGACGGATTGTGACGGAGAGATCACTCTCTCGACGTGTGTGCAATTTGCACATCGCCTGTCCGGCCCACCCGCTCATTGCGCACCAGCCACATGGATCACGTTCGGCCAGGGCCGCATCACCCGAACGTCTGTATCAATCCACGCACGGTTGCGAATCGATCTCACAAAGTGCAGGATGCCGCACTGCCCTGGCAGATCTACCAGTGAGATCAACTAGCCCTAGCGTGCACCGCCATGGGCCAGCGCGACCTCATGGGCGTCTACGAGATCGCCGTACGACTCGGCGTCAGCAGGTCCCGCGCAGCACAGATCGCCGCCCAGAAAGGCTTCCCCGATCCGGCCTCGCGGCTCAAGATGGGCGTCATCTGGGAAGCCGCCGACGTCGAGCGCTGGATTGCCGAGCACCGGCCACCACCCGACGAGCCCGAGGCCTAGTCCCTGCGGCGGATCCTCGCGCCCTCCCGAAGCCACTGCCGCATGCGCTCATCCTCGTCGAGCTTCGCCGCGACCCGCTCCATCATCGCCGCGATCTTCAACGCCAACCCGGCCGGCTCCGGCGCGAACACCCGCAGACGCTGACTCGTTCCGTCCTGCCACAACTCGTCACCGCCGACCAGGTGGTGATCGCCGCGGGTCGCGCAGTACCCGGCCGGACGCTCCCACCCCGGACAGGTGTTGGCCGACATCCACCACACCATCCAGCCCTGATGCTCGGCGGTGAGCCGCTCGCACGTCTCCAAGGCGCCGACCGGCCAATGCGTGCGCTCGGCGAGGACGGCCCGGTTGTGCTCGGCGAGGGTGAGCGGCCCGATCCGCGCGGTCACCGCAGACCGTCCGACCGGCGGCGGCGCTCCTCGCGCTGCCACTCCTGCGCGGCGGCCAGACCGTCCTCGTACAGCGCCTGCGCGATCTCGGCGCGCTCGCGCTCCTGCATCCGGGCCACGACGCACGGGTAGCCGTCCAGCCCGCACCGGCACACCCAGCTGAACGGGTAACGCCACGTCCAGCGCCGGCCGTGCCGGGGATAGGGATCTCGCATCTCGCATCGCCTCTCGCGTCCGAGGCCGCCGGCGGATGTCGGCGGGACGGAGGCGAGCCGCTTTGGCGGACGGCCGCCTCCGTCAACGGGTGAGATTACGCCACGTAAATGACTGACGACACCCGATCACCCAGTTGACGTAACGACACGCCTATACCCACATAACGTCACGACCGTGGAGATCGGGGACGTGCACCTCATGGGGCCGACAGAGATCGCTGAGCGGCTCGGCGTCTCCCGGCAGCGCGTCTACATCCTGAGCAACCGCTACGACTTCCCACGTCACCGGTGGGAACTGGCGATGGGCAAGATCTGGTGGGCCGAGGACGTCGAGGCGTGGATCCGCGAGAACCGGCCGGAACTCGCCGAGGAGCCCGAGGGCGAGTAATCGGGGTTGCGCGCGACCGGCGATCGGCTGCTATGGTCGGCCCTGCACCTCCCGGTGCGCAGCCCGCGGTTACTTCTTTGGCTTAAGACACCGCGAGCGACATTGATCTCGGGAGACGCAACAACTTCAGATGCGGGTGCCCGGTGCGCAGGTGTCGGTTACTTCTCACTCTTAATGAGACGATGCGGGTTCGACTCCCGCTGAAAAGCGAGGCGCTAGTCTGTCGCCGCTGCCGCTTTGATCTCGGGCACCGCAATCTGACTTGGGGCTTCTTCCGGTGCGGAAGGAGCCCTTTCCCATGTCGAAGTTCAACATCCCCACCACCCGCCCGGCCGCGCTCGGCCCGATCGCCACGACCGGCCCGGCACTCACCCACGAAGGCGCGATCGGCGCAGCCCGCGACGCCAAGAGCGAGCTATTCCTGCTCGCCGTCGCAAACATGGTCGGTGAGGGCACGTTCTACGAGACCACCGGCGACCGCGACAGCCGGTATGCCGTGCTGGTGCGTCAGATCGCCGTCGCCGACCCTGGCTGGATGGCCGGTTTCCTCGGCTGGCTTCGCGCCGGCGCGAACATGCGGTCGGCGTCGCTGGTCGGTGCGGCCGAGGCGGCCGAGGCCATGCTCTCGGCGAAGCTGCCCGGCGGACGCCAGCTGGTCGCCTCGGTGCTCCAGCGCGCCGACGAGCCGGGCGAGCTGCTCGCCTACTGGACGAGCCGGTTCGGCCGGACGATCCCGAAGCCGGTCAAGCGCGGCGTCGCCGACGCCGTGCAGCGGCTCTATGACGAGCGGACGGTGCTCAAGTACGACACGAGCTCTCACGCGTTCCGTTTCGGCGACGTGCTCGACCTGGTCCACGCGGAGCCTCGGGCGCCCTGGCAGGGTGACCTGTTCCGGCACGCCATCGACCGCCGGCACCGCGCCGACGCCGAGATTCCCGGCGGCCTCCAGATCCTCGCGAGAAATGTCATCCTGCGGCACTGGGCCGCCGATGATCTGTCGGTCCTGCTCGACGCGGACGCGCTCAAGGCGGCAGGTATGACGTGGGAGGATGCGCTGTCGCTGGCCGGCTCGCGGGTCGACAAGGCACAGCTCTGGTCGGCGCTGATCCCGTCGATGGGCTACATGGCGCTGCTGCGGAACCTGCGCAACTTCGACGAGGCTGGAGTGCCGGACGGCATCGCCGGGCAGGTCGCCGCACGGCTGGCCGACCCGGAGCAGGTGGCGAAGTCGCGGCAGTTCCCGTTCCGGTTCCTCGCCGCATACAGGGCCGCGCCGTCGCTGCGCTGGGGTCACGCTCTCGACCAGGCGCTCACGGCGTCGCTGGCGAACGTGCCGGAGCTGCCGGGCCGCACGCTGGTGCTCGTCGACCGGTCGGGCTCGATGTTCGGCCCGATGTCCGGCCGATCGGAGCTGACCAACGCCGACGCGGCAGCGATCTTCGGTGCCGCCGTGGCCGTGCGGAACCTCGGCCGCGTCGACCTGGTGGAGTTCGGCAACGGCTCGAACCGGATCGAGATCGCGCCGGGTGAGTCGCTGCTGCGGGTCATCGACCGGTTCGGCAACCTCGGTGGCACGCAGACCCTCACCGCAGTGCAGCGCTGGTACGCCGGGCACGACCGAGTCCTGATCGTCACCGACGAGCAGGCTTGGGCAGGCTACGGCGATCCCGGCTCGGCGATCCCCGCGAAGGTACCGCTCTACACCTGGAACCTGGTCGGCTATCGCGCCGGCCACGGTGCGAGCGGCCCGCACCGGCACACGTTCGGCGGCCTGACCGACGCCGCGTTCCGGATGGTGCCGCTGCTCGAAGCCGGCACGAACGGCGCATGGCCCTGGGTGTAGACACGACGAAGCGCCGCCCCCGACCGAAGTCGGGGGCGGCGCAGTTTTGTCGGTGGGTGGTGCTACGGTCGGCGGCTCAGAACAGGCCGCCGGTGAGCAGGTGCACGACCAGCCAGGCCAGGAAGGCGAGCGCCATGAACCGCCGGAGTTGCGTCCAGCCGGTGGGCTTACGGACGCCGCCGGAGTAGCCGAGCCACAGCCATACGTGCTCGGACAGCGTGTCGTTCAGCGTCTTGTTGAACAGGGCCACACCCTCGACCACGACGAAGTACGCTGCCCAGCCGAGCCATAGCCACGTCCAGACGGTCACGGGACGGCGATCGGGCCATCGTCCGGCCGGATGTGGCGCCAGCACACCGCCTGCTCGTTGCCGTTGTCGCCGCGGCCGAGCTGAGTGACGTAGTAGCACTCCTCGCGCGCCTTGAGCGGCTTTCGGCAGTTCTCGATGGCGCACGGCTGGTCGATCATCGGGCTGTGCCGGTGGCCTGGCGTGCCGCAGTCCTCCCACGGCAGCGTCGACGCCCAGGCGTCCATCAGGGCATAGGTCTTGGTGTGCGTGCGGGTGATGACGGCCATGCTTCAGTCTCCCTCGTCGGTCACTTCGGGGCGTAGGGCGCGAGCGCCTTGGCGTTCGGCACCCGCCAGGTCGTCCAGACGCCGACCACGCCGGCGGCGACGAACGCGCCGATCGCCTGGCTGACGGTGACCTTGTCGAAGTTGCCGGCCTTGGCGAGCACGGCGATGGCGCCGGTCGCGCCGGCGATGACGCCGCTGACGACGGCCTTACGGATGCGAGCGAGCATGTGGTTCCTCCTTCAGGATCGGATCGGCACGAGCGCCATCTGATAGCCGGCGGCCCGCAGTTGCTCGAGCAGGTCGGCCACCGGCCCGTCGCCGAGCACTCCGGTTCGGTAGGCGATCGCGACGGCCTGAGCGGTCGAGCGGGCGCCGAGCTTGGCGCGGATGCTGGCCTGGCGCCGGCCGATGGCGCGTTCGGAGACGTCGAGCATGCGGGCGATGGCGCGCTCGGTGTGCCCGTCGGCGAGCGGGCGCTGCACCTGCCGCTCCCGGTCGGAGAGCGCTCCCGTCACCGCGGCGGCTGGCACTGATACAGCCGGTACTCCGTCAGCCACGCGTCGCGGATGTTCTTGCCCGTGGCCGAAGTCGGCGGCTGCTCGGCGTACGCGTCGAGCTGGGAACGGAACAGGCCGCACGTCGTGGTCATGATGACCGCCGCCTGCCGCGCCTGCTCCTGCTGCTGCCGCTGGATCAACCGGTTCGCGTTCTCGACGGCGATCGTCCGCGAGGCGAGCACCGACATGATCGGGCTGACCACGGCGATCAGGATCCCGACCGCCAGCCAGTAGGCCGGGATCCGGATCTCCCGCCGCGACCAGGCGTTCACCAGCGTGCCTCACGCACCAGCGTGATCACGATGACGGCGATCCCGGAGACTCCGGTTGCGGCAACGACGGCTCGCCGGTACCACCGCGGCGCAACGCGTCCGCCAGCGAGGTAGCCCCCACGGCCAGCCCGGGCACCCCGATGACCACTCCCGCGAAGACCATCACCGACTCGCGGACCTCCGGCCGTTGCGCCTCGCTGAAGATCAGGGCCCAGCCGCCCGCGAAGGACAGGATGTCCCGTGCCAGCGTCCACCAGCCGGGGAATCTGCGCTCTGTCGCCCTGTTGCTCACGCATGATCACGCAGCCAGACGCTTGGCGAGCTCGCCCGCCACCGCGCCGGCCACCTGTGCAGCGAAGTCCTCGGGCAGCGCCGCGATCACCTCCGGCGACAGCACGGCCAGCAGACCGGACGTGACCGTGGCCGCCAGAGCGGCGATGTCCACCGCGGGCTGCGCGGCGACCGCAGCCGACAGGGCCGCGATCTGCCCCTTCAGCGCAGCCAGATCTTCGCGGGTGTTGTAGGTCTGCGCCCAGGCGTCTTCGAGCGCGAACGCCGCACGCACCGTCGGATTACTGGCCGCGTCGCCGCGCTGCTTCGGGTTGGTGCACACGCCGTCGGTGTCCCAGATGGTCTTGACGTCGTTGCCGTCGAGTGCCATGTTCTGACTCCATCCCGGCGCCGCGAGCGCCACTAGTTGATCGAAGTCGCCCCGGAAGGCGTTGGCGTCGCACGTGGTCTGCCCGCCGATGGTGGCCGAGCTCGTGTACTGCAGGATCGCGGGCGTCTGGCCGCTGTAGGCGCCCCAGCGCGAGTTGCTGTCGCCCGGATAGAGGCCCTTGAAACCGCCCACCCCGGTGACATACGAGCTGGCCCACAGCGGATAGCCGAGCCCGGTCAGCCGGTCGCCGTATACCCACTTCGGGGCGTAGACGACCGGGCGGAGCTTCGGCATCTTCGCGACCAGCCGGTCGCAGAACGCGCCGACCTCGGTCCGGTTCGGCACGGTGGTCGGGTTGCCGTTCCACTCCTCGCAGTCCGCCTGCAGCAGGAACGGCCGGTCCCGCCAGCCCGGGCACGCGGCGTCCAGCCGAGCGATGAAGGCGTCCGCGCGGCCGACCGGGTTGCCCGGGTAGAGCACCCAGTACGCGCCGAGTAGGCACAGCGCCGGGTCGAGGCTGCGGACGCCTGCCCACCATGCCGGCAACTCGGCGTCGGTGGCGTCGCCGCCGGCCTTGTGCGTGACGAACTTGATGCCCTCGGCCAGCGCGCTGCCGAGGCGCGGGGCGTCGAAGTGCGACATGTCCCAGCCGAAGATGGTCATTAGCTGATCTTCCTGACGATGAAGCTGGTGCCCGCCTTCAGGCTCGTCGCGTTTGCCGAGCTCACACTCTGCGCCCACTGCAGACTCAGGTTGCCCGCCACGGAGACGCTGACGACGGCGCCGATCTCGCGGAACGTGGAGAAGCCGCCACCTGCGGCCGTGTCGTAGACGGCGTCCTGCCCCGTCGCCGTGTAGCCGCCGAGCTGCGTCTCGGTGACGTCGGTTCGGGATGCGGTCTGTGCGGAGCCCGGGCCGATGCAGGCACGTACCGGGTTGTTCCACGTCCCCGAGAACGCCCAGTTCGTCTTGATCTTCTGGGTCGCCGTGGTGGTCAGGGTGAACATGCCCACCAGCTCGATCGTGTACGTCCCGACGCTCAGCGCGATGCCCGCCAGTTCGTTGTCGTCGGCGTATGTCGTGGTGCTCGTGCGGTCCAGCGCTGACGCTTTCGAGTAGGTGACCGGCAACAGGTTGATGATGCCGTTGATGTCGCTAGCGTTGATCACGTCACCTGCGAAAACGGTCATAGCGCATACCTCCCGGGCGTCGCGACGTGGATCGGCTCCCCGGCATTCAGGGCCTTGACGATGCCGTTCTTCGCCCGAGTGCAACCGGTCGCGGTCTGCGTGAACGGCCCGGTGCCGGACGGCGCCGACATGCCGGCCACGGGCACGCCGATCACCTCGCCCGCGATCAGAACGTCATAGGCGGAGGTCTGCGACCACTGGTCGCCGGCCAGCGCCGAGGAGAAGACCAGCGTGGTTCCCGAGCTGGTCACCGAGGAGCCGAGCGTGGTGCTGGACGAGTCGTACCGGCGGGTCGTGTCGGTGTAGATGCCGACGTCCCACGGCTTCGCCGGCGAGCAGTTGACCGTCGCGCGCCACGAGTTCGACGTGATCTCCTGCGACCAGCCCTCGACAATCAAGTCCAGGTTGGCGCCGATCGGGCCCTGCGAGGGCACGCCGGAGACGGTGATCCGCGCGCCGAACGGGCGGCCCCGCCACGCCGCGAGTTGGGTCGGACGGTCGGTCAGGTCGAGGACCAGCTGGGGCCAGCGCATCTCGCCCCAGGTGCCGAGGTGCACGCGCCAGGATGCGTTGTCCTGCAGCACGTCGTCGGTGTAGACGTTGATCGTGGTCGAGTCGGGGCGGCGGCCGTACCGGGCGATGTGCGCGGTATCCGAGTCCGTCCCCGAGGACCCGCCATCGCGGTTGACCTTCCAGAAGTTGCGGGTGCGCAGGTCCTGGGTGGCCGGCTGCGGCTGGTCCCCGATGTCGCCGGTGGGCGAGATGGCCAGGGTCATGTTGACGGCTCTGTTGTAGCGGGCGGGCAACGGCCGGTAGCCGTAGCCGGCGCCGGTCTCGTACAGGATCCCCATGCCCGCAGCCTCAGCATCGCGGGCGACGTCGAGGACCTGGCCGAGCTTCTGCGGACCTAGCGGCTCCCCGGTGCCCGACTCGATAGAGACCGGGATCCCCTTCTCACCGAAAATCCGCGTGATCCGGGCGGTGTCGAGCTCGCCGGGATACGCGGCACTCACCAGCATGAAGGGGATATCGACGAAGGCCAGCAGATCGTCGCCGAGCCAGAAGTTGCTGACGAGCGTGCCGTCCACCGGGGCGTACAGGTAGCCGCCGGCGAGCCGATCAGCGGTACCAGCGAAGGATCCGGAGCCCTCGACGAAGAACGTGGACGAGCCGACCTGATGGCCGATGAGCGTCCAGTTGACGTTGCCGCCGACCTCCTGCGCCTCGAACTGCAGCGCCGTCCACTGCAGCGGGTTGATCGTGTAGACGGTCCCGCCAGGTGACAGCAGCAGAGTCCCGTCGGCCGCGTAGCCCTCGACGGTGAACTGGGTCGACGAGATGTAGATGATCCAGGTGGCCACCGTGCCGACAGCGGACAGTTGCATCAGCCGCTGCTGCGTCGCGGCCGGCGTGCTGGGCAGCTTGAAGTAGCACATGCCCGCGTAGCCGTCCGTCGGCAGCGACCAGGTCTTCACGCGGCCCGACAGCCGCGAGGTGCCTGCCGTCGTCAGCGTCAGCGACGACAGCGCACCGGGCGGGCAGTCGGTGTTGCCGAGTACGCCGCCGGTGATGACCGCCGGAGTTCCTCGGGCGACTGCTGACGCAGCCCTCGCGGTCCCGCCGTCGTCCTCCAGTGGCCAGTACGCGGCGTACGGCTGGCCGAGCAGTTGCCGGTGGATCGGCGACTCGATCACGTCGTCGCCCTGCGACAGGCGGCGGGTGATGCCGGCGATCTCCAGCGGCGCCCACGACACGCTCGCGGTCGGATCCCAGCGCACCGGCAACTCCGGCAGCGAGCCAGTGATCTCGACAGCCTCGATCTCGATGTTGTCGATGCTGAACGAGAACGGGTAGCTGTTGGTGTTGCCGGGCGCCGTCAAAACCGCCATGCCCACGGCCGCGCCGACGCATTGCGTATCGGTCGCAACCGCCGTCCACGTGGTCGGCTCGCTTCCAGCCTCCGGCCACACCCGCATCCGCAGATCCTGGCCATCCCACTGACATCTGGCCTTGATCCGCTGATTGGCCGAGTAGGTCGCGGCGGCCGTGCCCGTCGTGATGTCGACGAGGCTGCCGGCGGTGTCTCGTTTGATGCGGACGCCCAGGACGCCGGCAAGGCCGAAGTCGATCGCGAACCAGATCTGGTTGACGCCGACGGTACGCCGCGCGAGCAGGGCGACGTGGACCGTCGCGCCCGTGGAGACCGCCGGCACGGATCCCACGAACGTCGCTTCGCCGTTCCTGGCGTCAGCCCCGACCAGCACCGCCGAGTGGAACACGTTCGCGCCGGATACCGACAGCAAACCCACACCGCCCGAAGACGAAAACAGCGATGCCAAACTGATCAGCTGCCAGGAGATACCGACGTCCGGCGTCCCCCAGCCGTTGGTCGTGTCGGCCGTGAACGCCTCGGCGCCGGAGATGGTGCCCCACCGTGCGGGGCAGCCGATCGCCAGCTGCCCGTACCAGCGGCCGAGCGGATTCTCCGAGCAGTAGTGCCCGCCGGCGTTGTCGACCTCCAGCAGTGCGCTGGACGCTTCGACCTCGTTGGTCTCGTCGCCGCGCCCGCCGGTGATCGTCACGCCGCCGTTGACGTGGTTGACGTCGGCGGACTGGTCCGACCACACCCAGGTTGCGGGCAGCGCCGGGTCGTAGCCGGGCGCGATGTGGAACCGGTGGAGGGCGGTTAGGTCCATCAGGCCGTCGCCAGCATCGTGGCCAGGGTCTTGCGGACGCCGGGCTTGACCCGCACCACGTTCAGCAGCAGCTGGCCGAACGCGTCCGCGCTGCCGGCGATGTCCATGGTGTTGTGGGTTTCGACGATGACCCTCTGCGGCGCCGGGGCTGGCGTCATCTGGGTGTATCCGCCGACCGCCATCCGTACCGGATGGCCGACTACCGAGGACCGCAGCGCCGCGACCGCGCCGTGGCCGCCGGCCGCCGCCACCTCGGCTGCTGTCCAGACGTGCTCGTTGTTGGACAGGCGCGCCACGATCGAGTCGGACGTTCCGGTGCCGGGCCCGCGGACCGAGCCACCCTCGGCGTAACCGCCGATGTTCCCGCTCGCCACGCCGGCCGCCGAGTAGGGCTTGCCGAAGGTCAGGAAGTTCTGCCGGATAGTGACGTTCCACCTGGTCTTCATCGATGCGAGTTCTTGCTTCAACGTCCGAATCTGCTTGATCGCCGAACTGGCACCGGGCGCGGACACGTTCGCGGCATAGTTGCCCTGGTACTTGTCGGCATCCTTCTTGGCCTGCCGGAACTGGCCGGCAACATCTTTGATCTGCGCCTCCGTGAGGCCAGCCGCCCGCAGCGTCTGATAGAGCGCGGGCGTCATCTTGCCGTTGAACGTCGTACCGAGCGCCCCCGCGGCGCCCTGCAGCGTGATGGCCGCCAGAGCAAGTTTGCGGTCGGCGTCCTGCGCCTCAAGGGAGCCCTTGCCGTGCTTCTTCACCGCATCGGTCGCTGCCTGGTGCGCCTTGGCCAGACCGTCCTCAGCGTCGATCAGGCCGAATACCGGATTGACCTGGGCCTTCATCCGATTGTTCAGATCGGTCAGCGCGCCGATCTCGCCGCGGGCCGCGCCGGCGGCGGCGTCGGCTTCGTTCGCCCAAGTCTTCTGCGCAGCCGCGCCCGTCGTGGTGGCCGAAGATAGGTCGCCGGTCGCGCCGGCTGCCTTCTGAGCCGCGCCGGCTAGACCGCCAACCGCGCCCTTGCCCTGGTCGGCGGCAGTGTTGAGCGCCCCGACTTCCTTGTAGGCGTTCGGCAGCAGCTCGGCGAGCTGCTGAGTATTCAGGCCGGACTGTGACAGGACCTGGTTCCACAGGTCCGACGCCTTACGGGCGTCGCCCATCGTGGTCATGGTCTGAGCCAGCGCCGTGTCGAGATCGGTCATCTGCTGCTTGGCGGTATCGAAGTCAGTGCCGGTGATCAGCCGAGATGCAAAGTCGCCGATCGCCTTGCCGGCATCGCCGAAGACCCAGGTAGCGCTGGCGACTTTGTCGACGAAGCTGCCGAAGCCGTGGTTGGCCGACTCGGCGAAGCCTGCGATCCGGCCGAGTTTGTCAAAGTTCGCGCCGAAATCCTTGTTCAGCTCACCCACCGATTTGCCGGTGGCGGCGAGATTCTGCAACGAGGAAGTGAGCTTGTCTACGTTGGTGGATTTCTGGTCGAGGCTGTTGAACAGAATCGTTGCCGCCTCGGCCGCCGCGGTCCACATGCCGATCTTGCCGAGCACTGCCGTGACCTTGCCGAGGCCGACCGCAGCCTTTTCGCCGGCCGGGCCAGTCGCGGCAAGTTGTGCCTGAGCCTCAGTCACCACCTTGCGGTATTTGATCCACGCCACCATGCCGAGCAATAGCACGCCGCTGATGCCGGTCAGTACCGTCAGGGTCGAACCGACCACGGGCGGCAGGTCGAGGAAGCCGTTGACGAGATCGTTCAGGCCCTTGGTCAGGATCCGCAGGCCGCCACTCGCGCCGGAGCCGGACGAGATGGCCAGCGTCTCAACGGAGCCCTTGAGCCGTTCGATGTCGCCGGCCAGGTTGTCGGTGAGCTTCGCCGCGGTGCTCGAGGCGTAGCCGGCGTCGTTGACCTTGTTGATCCAGCTCTGGATGCCGGCGGCGCCCTGGGTGTAGAGGATCGTGCCGGCCCGCACGGCGTCGTTGCCGAAGATCTGCGCGAGGGCCTGCTGGCGCATCTGCGGGGTCAGCGTAGACAGCTTGTTCTGCAGGATGCCGGCGAAGTTGGCGATGCCAACGAACTTGCCCTGGGTGTCGTAGGCGCTGATGCCGAGCTGCTTCATCAGGTCCGCGGTCTTGCCCACCGGGTTCTGCAACGCCAGCATCATCGTCTTGAAGCTGGTGCCCGCGTCGGAGCCGAGCAGCCCGGCGGACGCGAACGCAGCGAGGGTGCCCGTGGTGTCCTCGATGGACAGGCCCATCTGGGCAGCGACGAGACCGCCCTGGCTCAGCGCATAGCTCATGTCCCCGACGGAACCCTGCGCCTTACCGGCCGCGGCGGCGAGCAGGTCGGCTAGGTGCGGGATCTTGTCGCCCTTGAGCCCGAACTGGGTCATCGCGCTGGCCGCCGTCTGAGCCGCGTCGGCGACGCTGATCTGCCCGGCGGCGGCGAGCGACAACGCACCCTTCAGGCCGCCGTTCAGCACGTCCGCCGTGCCGATGCCGGCCTTCGACAGCTCCGTGATGCCATCGGCCGCCTGGGTCGCCGAATATTGCGTGTCCTTGCCCGCCTGCAGGGCCGCGGCGCGCAGCAGGCCGAGGTCGCTCGTGCTGGCGTGGGTGGCCGCAGAGACCGCCGACATCGACTTGTCGAATTCGGCGGCCGACTTGATCGCGTACGCGGCGAGCCCGGTCAGCGCCAGGCCCGCGATGCCGGCGGAGTTGGCCACCTTCTCCAGGTGGCCAGACTTCGAGGCCTTGCCGAGCTCGCCGACGAAGCCCTTCGTCGTCGAGCCGGCCGCCTTGAGGTTGGCCTGGTAGGCCGAGATCTCGGCGGTCAACCTGACCCCGACGGTCCGTAGAGCCATCGCTCACCTCCGGATCCTGGTGCCCCACAGGTGGGCGGCGCGGGTGGGATAGTTGTCGGCCGTGTAGGTGCCGTTCTGCTTCTCGACGACCGTGCGGGTGGCTTGGCAGACCTCCCAGACGGGCTCGAACCGGTGGGTGCCCTCGGGCGCGCCGCACACCTCGCGCGGCCGGCCGCAGAGCGGGCACAGGCCGTCGCGGTAGAGCGCCAGGGCAAGCAGCTCGGCACGGTCCTGCTCGGTGAACAGCGGCTCCCGGGTCGTCACCGACCGGACCAGACGCTCGCCGTCATATTCGTGTTCGGTGACCTCGGCCGGCTCCCGGCCGTCCAGCCGCGACGGCGGAACGCCGAGGCGGTCGGCGAGCTCTACTCGGGCTCGGAAGTCTCCGTCAGCCGCGACGCGGCGCGCGAGAAAGGGACGTCCACGTCCCCACGGTTCAGGTACCAGGCGGCACCGGCCAGATCATCGAACTGCCGCTCGGTCAGCGCTTCCATCAGCCGCGCCCAGCCGTCGGCGTCGAGGACGGGGTCGACGAGGCAGCGCCGTACCAGTGGCTCGGCGCCACCGTCGATGTTGAAGCCGTAGACCCGGTCTTCCTGGTGGAGGCTGCCGTCTTCCTCGATCCGCATCGGATACCCGGCGATGAACGCGCGGTATTGCGGCCGCGCGAGTCCCTGGAGCCGGAACTCGTACGTGGCCGCTTTCATCTCGGCCTCGAGCGCGAGCAGTTTCGCCTTCAGCGCGCCACGGCCGTCGTTGAACTTTCCGGAGCCTTCCTTGAGCAGCGCCTCCAGTTCCCGATCGGCGGTCTCGTGCTGGGCTTGCAGGTCGCCGCGCAGGCAGACCGGCACAGTGCGCTGCGGCAGCGCGGCGGCGGCGAGCAGCGTCAGGAAATCCGGCGCCTGAGCGGCGGCCTTCGCGGTAGTACGTCGTGGTGCCACGGTGCTCCTCACCCGATACCCGATGGGCGCCCGGCCGGCGTCGGGTGGCGCCGGCCGGGCAGCAAAAAGCCGCCCCGGTCGGAGGCGGCGCAGAGGTGGAGGATCAGGCGACGGCCGCGGCGAGGTTCGGCGTGAGGGAGAACATCAGCGGCGACTCCCAGCGCTCCAGGGTGTTCGGCTCGGGGTCGAGCTTGCGGCCCTGGCCAGTGACCGTCGGATACACCTCGATGGCCTGGGCGGACGCCCACGCCGTCGTCGCGGCGAGGGAGCGGCGTACGACCACGAACCCGGCGACACCCTTGGCGTACAGCGTGGTGAACACCGTGTCGCCGGAGGCCTGCTTGCAGAACCGGAGCATGGTGCCGGAGAAGCTGATCCGGCCCGGCTGGCTCGTATCGAACGTGCTGGAGAACTTGGACGTCGGCACCGCGGCGGTATCCGCCTGGAAGCCGGTGAAACCGTCCGAGGTCATCACGTCGTGCAGCAGGATGCCGGCGTTCAGCTCGGTGGTGGTCGGAAGGGCGATGGACGCGATGGTCGTCACCCAGGCGACACGGGTAAAGCCATCACTGACGATGTCGGCCATGGGCTACTTCTCCTCGGTCTTTCCGGCGGTCTTGGTCTTTGGCTTGGGCGGTTCGGCGGTCGGAGCGGGGGCCGGATCACGCGTCAGGTCGACGGGCTCGGGCGGCGGTCCGGGCTTCCAGCCGAGATCGGCCCAGCCGTCGGCGAGGGCCGCGAAGGGGACACAGCCGAAGAGGTCACCGTTGACGACCCGGACCTGATCGGCAGAGCTCGGTGGGCTAGCGACGTGCCAGCCGCGCAGGCCGACCCACGTCTCTTGTTGTTCGTCGCCCTCGATCAGGGCGTGTACGCCGGTGGCGTCGGCAATCCAGAAGGCGGACATCAGGCGATGTACAGCTCGTAGGTCATGCCGGCCTGCGAGGACGACGTGATCGTGACGAGGCCGGTCGCTGGATTAATCGCTGACTTCGGGACAAGCAACATCCGCACGCCGGTAGCCGGCGCCGCGAGCGCTGTGACCGTTCCCGGGTTGCCCTGGATGGTGAAGTTCGGGTCAAGCACCGAGATGTTGGACAAGGTGCCGGTCGTGATGACCCGCAGGTTCCAACCATCGGTGCCGGCGGTCGAGCCGTTGATCGTGTCCGAGGCCGTCGGCGTGATCGGCGTTGGAGTCGTGCCGGTCGTGACGACCGACTGGGGCACCATCAGCGTCATGGCGCTGCCTTTCGGTGGATGTGGACAGTCCGCCGATCAGCGGACGGTGATCTCGTGCATGCGGGGCGTACAGTGCTCGCCGTGAATGACACGCAGAGCGACAAGGCCGAGCACGACGAGCCGCTGCGCATGCCCGTCCGCTCGTGGTCGATCCAGTGGCGGAGCATCCGGATCCTGTGGGGCTTCGCGGCGTTCGGCCTGTTCGCCCGGTCTGCCGGCGACAACACGGACATGGCCGCGATCGGCGGCTTCGCCATCGGCGCGATCGTCTTCGGCATCCTCACCGCGATCGCCTATAGTGACCGGCGCCGATGGGCGCGCGAGCACGCCGAGGATCAGCCCGAGCTCTGAAAGCCGTACACGTCGACCTGGTCGAAGGACGGCGCCAGCGTGTCCTCGTTGCGCGTCGGCGGCTGACCCTCGATCCACCGCAACGGCAGACACGTCCGGCTCCCGACGATCAGCGTCACGTCGAGCAGCAGGTCTTCCACGCGGCCGGCGATGGCCCGTGCGGCCATCTCGGTGCGGCCGACACAGTGGCAGTAGAACCGCATGTCCACGACCGTCGACCGGCCGTTGAGCTTGATCTTGTCGGGCTCGACGAGACCTGACGGAAGTTGGCGGAAGGAGTGGACGACCACGTAGTGGTCCGGCGGGCTGTCACCGACCCTGCCGTCAAATACCGTCAACTGCGCGTCGGTGCGCAGCAGGTTCAGCCCGGCGTCGGCGTGGGCCTGGATCGTGCTCATCCGAGACCGGTCGCCTTCGCCGCGATCGTTTCGAGCACGGCCGCGAACTTCGGTAGCTCCGCCTCTGCGGCCGGCGCCATGTGCGGGTGAGGCGCGCTGGTCGGCGACCCGTACTCGACGATGTTGCCCAGCGGTCCCTGCCGGCGGCCTTTCTCCGGGCCGATGTCCGCCCAGACCGCAGAGCTGCTCGCATGGGTGTCGTAGGTGATCGACGACGGGTAGGCCGGCAGGTGCCGCAGGCCCGCGACGCGACTCTTCGCATCCTTCTTGATCTGGTAGGCGCCACGGGCCACGGTCGGCTTCACCGCGGCCGCCGCGACACCCGGCGCACGCGCCAGGAACTCGGCGAGCTCGATCACTTCAGTGGCGTCGAACTTCATCGACGAGACCGGCATCAGAACCCCGTCCGCTCAGTGACCGCCACACGCCGCGACGACGCATCCGTCTTATGTGCCAGGCCGTGGATCAGGAACACCCGGCCGACCAGGTCCGGGTCGTGCGTCGACACCGTCACCGTGATCTCGTCGGCCACCTTCAGGCCGGTCACCGCCATCGGCAGCTGAATCTCCAGCCGGCCGATCAGCACGAAGTCCTCACTGACCTCATGCGGACGAGACGGGCCGGGCCGCTGCTGGACCCGGCACTTGCCTGCGTACGGGTCCGGACTCAGGTAGGTCGGGGTGACCACGCCCGTGACCGGGTCGGTGGTCTCGCCAGTGCGGCGCCGGATCGTGCAGGCATCCGACATGCCCGTTTCGGCGAAGGCCCGGGCGCGGGTGAGGACGATCTCGCGGGCCATTTAGGTCAGCGAGATCGATACGCCGGCGACAGCGATCTGGAACGTGTTGCCGTTCGCGACGGAGATCGGCTGGCCGGTGAAGCTGCCGAACCAGGCCCGCGTGCCTGCGGAGCTGGTGAGGTCCATCGACACGATCGACCACGCGCCGCCGGAGCCGTTGACCCACGACAGCGCCGACGTCGCGGGCAGGGTCACCGCGCTGCCCGCCGACGACGCCGCGGACGCGGCCGGTACGGCGGTGCCGCCGGCGGTGTAGCCCGTGCCGGTGAGTTCCGTACCGGCGGCCGAAGCTGTGCTCGCGGTGGAGTTGAGCCGGACCTTCATCGCGGTGCCACCCAGCGCCGAGAACGTGCCGGGGATCCCGGCCGCCCCGGTCGGTGTAGTCGAGTTGAGAAGATTCGAGATCATCGTGTTGTCGATGGCGGCCATTGCTACTCCTGCTCTTCGCCGTCGGGGTTGCCCACGGCTTCGAGCTGGACGATCGGGCCGGAGTCGACGACGTTGCCGTCGGGGTCGATCACCTGCCAGCCGGGAGCTTGCTCAAGGTCCGGGCCGGGCGTGGGTTCGTCGCTCATCTGCTCTCCATCAGGGCCGCGGGGTCGTAGTCGTGAACGGGCGAATCGTGATGCCGCTGCCGGGCCTGGTCGTGGTTCCCGAGTTAGGCCGAGCGGTGATGCCGCTGTTCGGCCTGGTGGTGACACCTGAGGACGGGCGGTAGGTGATCCGACCGCCGACGGTCGCCGTTACCGCGCCCGCGCCTGCGAGTGACGCGGTGCCGGTGACGGTGCCGCCCGCCGAGACGGTGAGGCTGCCCGCACCGGCAATAGCGGTGGTGGCCTGCTGCCGGACCAGCGCGGTCAGCGCGCCGGCGCCGGCCAGCGCGGCGGTTCCGGTGACGGCTCCCGTCGCGGCGAGCGAGCCGGCGCCCGCCGGACTCGCGGCGGCCCGCTGGACAGCAACGGCGCTCAGCGCACCCGCGCCGGCGATGACGGCAGCGCCGGTGACCGTGCCAGCGGCGCCGGCAGTGAGTATGCCGGCGCCGGCCGAGGACGCGGTGGCCTGCTGGACGACGGTTGCCGCCAGCGTGCCCGCGCCGGCCGATAGAACGGTGGCCTGCTGCGTGACGACCGCGGCCACGGCGCCGGCCCCGGTCGGGGATGCGCCGGCCCGCTGAACTACTGCCGCGGTGACCGCGCCCGCGCCGGCCAACGTGGCCGTGCCGGGTACGGTGCCGCCCGCGTTCGCGGCCAGCGTTCCCGCTCCGGTCAGAGCAGCGGTGGCCTGCTGTACCACCAGCGCCGATACGACGCCCGCGCCGGCTAGGGCCGAGCCGGAACCCTGGACGCCGGCGGCTGCGAGCGCGCCCGCGCCGGCTGGCGCAGATCCGGCGATCTGTCTGACGACGGCCGTGACCGCGCCGGTCCCAGCCAGGGATGCGCTGCCGGCGGCGATGACCGTTGCGGCCGCGGTGAGCACACCCGCGCCGGCCGGAGAGGAGCCGGCGGCCTGTGTCGCCGCGGCGGTAGTCGTGCCTGCGCCGGCCGGCGATGAACTCGCCACCTGGACTGCGACGGCCGTGGCCGCGCCTGCTCCGGCGAGCGTGGCTGTGCCGTTGGTGGTGCCGCCGCCGGATGCGGCGCGAATCTCGATCGCGACGGCGGCGAAGTTGAACAGCGCGCCCGCGCCGGACCGCAGGTCGTCCCAGCTGACCGAGGTCGATGTGGAACCCGACCGGGCCTCAGATTCGAGGCCGCCCCAGTCGGTGTTCTCCATCCCGTCGTGGATCTCGGTGTACACGGTCGGCGAACTGCCGGGCGTGACCCCGAGGACGCTCTTGTTCATCGCCACGGCGGCGAACACTTCCGACGTGCTCGCCGGGCCCGCGGACAGCGTGATCGAGGCCGGGGTGGGCGGGCCGGAGAAACCGCCGTTCTGCTGGCCGGTCGCAGTTGTACCGGTCGGGGTGCCGGTGTCGTAGCCGGTGTAGGCGACCACCGAGACGGCGTACATGCCGGCGGTGCGCCCGCCGGAGCCGACGGTCAGGGTCATCGACGAGCCGGAACTCACCGGCGCGGTGAAGATCTTCGCCGCTGTCGGGAAGCTCGTCGGCGAGGAACTGATCGACGGGCCGGGCGTCCAGGTCAGGCCGCCGCCGGACAGCGTAATCGAACTCGCCGGGTCGGTCGTGGTGCCGTTGTTCTCGATGAACCCGACGCCGACGACCAGCAGCGAGCTCGACGGCGGGGTGAAGCTGCCGGTGGTGAAGTTGCCGGTGCCGAAGTTGCCGCTCGTGCCGGTGATGGCCTGCAACAGGTCGGTGCGCGAGAACGGGCCGCCGGCCAAGGGCGCCGGACTGTGAGGCTGCCGCGAGGCGATGACCGCCCGCAGCAACCAGAGCGGGACGTCGGGCTGGTTCGACCGGGGCACGGCGCCGCCCTCAGTTGTAGATCAGGACCCGGTGGTAATAGACCCGGACCTCGTTGGACACGGACGACGCGGACCATGTCGCAGAGACACCGATCGCCCGTTCGATCGTGGTGTCCAGGGTGACGGTGCACAGAGCGTCGGTGATCGGGATCGGCACCTCGGCGTTGTAGGTCGTCAGCGACGCGCCGAGCTGAAGGCCGCCCATGCCGAGCAGGGTGCCCGACGTGCCCGGGGCGGTGCATATCCCGTCCCACCACATGTCCCACGGCCACAGCGTCGCCGTGGCCGTGGCGATGACGCTGGAGAGGGCCACGTCACCGGTGATGGAGCCGGCGCGGGTGCCGTGCCAGAACCCCAGCGTCAGGTTCGGCGTGCCCGTCGTCGAGTACCGGCCGCTCGCGCGGATGCTGATCTGTGTGCCAGGACCCAACTTCCCGGCGGTGATCACCGGCAGGAAGGCTGGGGTGACGTCCTGCTTCGTGGTGAAGGTGTTCGTCGCGCGGCTCGCGACCGCGAACGGACTGATCGACTCGGATAGGTAGGTACCGGACATGGCGTGCCTCCTACCTCACTGGAATTTGAAGCCGATGTACGGGCAGTTATCCGACAGCACCCCGCCGGTCGGGAACGACGACGGCAACACGCCGGTGCCCTGGCCGGTCAGCTTGTAGCCCATGAACCCGGTGTTCGTCGTCAACGGCAGCCCGGTCGTGGTCACGTTGGGCAGGAGCAGGTTCTTGCCCGACAGGGTCCGCAGGGCGCCGGTGGGCGAGCCGATCGCCGTGATCTCCATGACCAGCCAGAAGATGCCCGGATCGATCGGCTTGTCGATGCTGCCCGCGGCGGCCGGCGCCGGGCTGGTCTTCACGCCCGTCGTGGTCCCCAGCGAGAACGCCCCGCCAGAGGTCAGTTCCGTCATCAGGCTGAACGGGTAGCCCGACTGGCCCGGGTCGTCGTAGAGACCCCACCGAATCGTGCCGGCCGTAGTCGACATGGCCGTGGTGACCTCACAGGCGAAGCCCTGGATCCGCAGCCGCGGATAGGTCGCCTGGAACGGGATGGCGAACATGTCGCCGGACACCATCGTGTATGCGGCGCCGATGAAGTCGTACTCGGAGGTGTAGTAGTTTGCGCCGCCCGGACGGTGCAGCCGCAGCAGCGAGCCGCCGCGGGGTGCCGGCGGATTGATGTACGCGGCCGGTGTCATCTTGCCTGTGGCCGTACCGAGCTGCCGGACCGCCGCGTAGATGGCGTCGGCCAGCGCCGCCGACCCGAACTCGGTCGGGTGCGTGCCGTCGACCGACCACAGGTAGGACGCGTTCTTGTTCACTGCGGCGTCGCAGTAGGCGACCTGGACCATCGGGTCGAACTCGGCGCACATCCGGTACAGCGCGTCGTTCCATGTGCCGACCAGGGCGTCGTTGACGGCCACCGAGTTGCCGGACAACTGCGCGAAGCCGCTGTAGCCCAGCGAGTTCAACCGGACGATGTCCATCACGATAACCGGCGGCGGATTCGCGGCCTCGATCCACCAGCAGTCGAAATCGACTGAGCCGGACGCGTCGATGGCGTTGACCGTGAAGATGATCGTCTGTCCGGCGTTCGCCGCGGTGAGGTTGGTGATCCGCTTGATGCGGGGCGCGTGGGACGCCTCCGACGAGGGGATGATCGCCGAGGTGGAGAACGTGCCCGTCACGCCCGCGGTGCCAGAGAACGTGCCCTGGCCGCCGTTGACGATCCCGTTGAAGCACAGGACGACCGGGGAGCCGTCGTAGTCGGCCGGCAGCGTGATCGTGAAGTTGGCGTTCGTCGTAGCGGTAGCGGTCCGGTAGTCGACCCCGGACGTCCACTCCTTCGAGGTCGTCGCCAGGGTGAAACCGGCGCCATAGGAGACCGAGGCGTCCGAGTTCTCCTTGATCGACGCCATCCGCATCCGGCTGATGCAGGTGCGCATCGCGTCGATGTAGGCCGACAGGAACGTGGCGCCCGTTCCCGACTTGCCCATGTCGTTGATGCCCCAGCAGATCAGCGACGCACCACCGTTGGACACGTACGGGGCACCCCGGATCGCACCGGGTACGGCCTGTAGCAGCCGGGCGTAGCCACCCTGCGAGACGCCCTGCTTCATCACCTCGGAGCCGGTGACCGCCCAGTTCTGCTTCTCATTGGACAGCACGGACATGATGTCGCTGAAGATGCCGTCCGGCCGGCCCGTCTGGTCAGCCGTGCCGAGCTGGTTCTCCAGGTAGGAGTGGCCGAAGATCCGCCAGAAGCCGGGAACCTGGGAGACTGCGCTCGGGAACTGCACGGCTCAGACCTCCGTTCGATGGGGGTGGAGAAAGGCTCGCGGATCAGCCGACGAGCGGGCCGGCGTACCAGTCGGCCAGCGCCGCGGCAGACTCGGACAGCGACATGCCGCCGGTGCGCGGCGCGGACTTCACCGAGTAGTCGTCGACCGCCTCGGACAGGATGCTGATGTCCGGCGACGAGTACGCGGCGCCCGCGGACTCCAGCACGGCGCCGGCCACGTCGTCGGTGACCGTGGCGTAGCCGTAGGTGTAATCGACCTCGACCAGATCCGGCGGGAACGCCGACCAGCGGCCCCAGCCGTTACGCCGGTACAGCGACTGCTCGATGACCGTGTAGTCCGTGCCGGCGGTCAGCACGACGCCTTTGAGCCGGACCTGCGCGACGCTCACCAACGGGGCGAACGGCATGATGATCTCGGCGCAGCCGGAGCCGGGCTTGCTGTACGTCGTCGACAGGGTGCCGCCCCAGTGGGACTTCGCCCGCGCCTCGAACAGGGCCGTGATCTTGGCCAGGTCCAGCGTTGCCGTGGCCGTGTCGACGTCGTACTTGAGGAACGAAGCCAGATCAGCGGGCGTCGGGTATGGCACCGCCATCGCCCCCGATCACCGTCGATTTGACATGTCCCACTCGGATTCCGGTATGAACGTGCACGGGGATCCGGGCGACACCCGCGCGCAGGCAGAACGCCAGATCCTCGCCGATGCGCCGGCCGCCGAACTCGGTCTCCTTGAACCAGGGCCACGGGGTGTCCCTGGACCGGTTACGGCTGGCGATGTTCTCCAGCGCGGTGCGGTGCATCAGCAGGCACGCGGCGCCGGTGGCCGCGACGGGCACAGCCTTGTCGTCCGGCCACTGCTGATACCAGGCGAACGCCGGGCCCTCGACCAGCTCGTACATGGTCGGCCGGACCTGCCCGTCGTCGGTCTCCTGGTAGCACAGGGCGCCCAGGATCGGCCGGTCCCGGCTGTCCGCGGCGGCGACCAGCCGGTCGAGGGTGTCTGCGGCGAACACCATGTCCGTGTCGAGCATCCACAGCCACGGAGCCCTCTGCTCCGTGAGGAACCGCTCGACGATCAGGTTCCGGGCCGCAGCGATGTTCGGCCCCGACCGCACCGCGAGCACCTCGTCGAGGCGGGTCTCACCGCGGCGCAGCACGCCCAGCAGCGAGGTCATGAACTCCGCGCGTACCGTGCCGGGATGCACATACCCGGCTACCGCGGCCGGGCTCACCCGTTGAGGAACGGGCCGCCGATCGGAGACCCCTCCGCGCTGTCGACCGTGCCGACCGCCGGGATCGGCACGTTCAGATCGACCATCGGCTGGACGTCCGGGATGTACATCTGCTGGCCGTAGTCGAGCGGGGTCATGCCGTCGGTCGGCGGCAGGCGGGTCGGTTCCATGTTCGAGGTCGGCTGGCTCACGTGTCCATCGTTCCCATCGGCTCGTGCCCGGAGGCGTCCATCGCGGCGTCCGGGTCCATCGGTTCGTTGCCGCACATCGACACCGGATCCGGCACCTCCATCGATTCTCCGATGGTCGATCCCTGGTCGTACGTGTCGGACTGCCGGGTCTGCATGTAGGCCATCGCCTGCTCCACGGACATCGGCACCGTCGGCGCCATCCGCGCATTCACCGCACCGACACCGTCCGGCGTCGTCTGAATTCCGTAGTCAGCCATCACGCCCTCGATTGCATGCAGATCTTGGTGGTGGTCGCGTTCGCCGTGGTCTGCACGATCCGCACCCGGAAGTAGGGATGCAGCAGCGGAACCACGGCGATAGCGGTGGCGCTGGACGTCAGCGCCGCATAGGTCATGTCCGTGTCCTGCGTGGTGCCGTCGAAGCTGCCCTCGACGGTCACTGCGGTGGCGCCGGTCGAGTTCGCCGCGAAATACGACACGGCGAGGTTCGTGTACCCGGTGGTGTCGATGAACGGCGAGACGATGGGGGACGCGCCAGTCGTCGCCGGCGTGATGGTCTGGAAGACGCGGTAGCCGGGCAGGGTCGCCATCAGGACGCCTTCGGCCGACCCAGTCCGGTGCGCTTCGCGGGGGCGGCCGGCACCTCGTCCAGGGCGAGGTCCGCGAACTGCAGCGGCGCGCCAGTCGCGTGCGGATGGTTGTCGGGCAGGACCTTGCCCTTGGGCACGAACGTCTCGCCCCCCTCGCCGTCGGCGATGAAAAACGACTCGATGGCCTGCTTCATGCCGCGGCCTTCCTCTCAATGAGAAGCGGTTGCATTTCTTTTCTTGAACGGGAAATGCCCGGCACGCAAAAGCGCCGGGCATTTCCCGTGAAAGCGTTCTGGAGTCAGGCTCCCTTGAGGACCCGGAAGGCGTTAGGTGTGGACACACCGGCTCCAACACGCCAAAACATGTACCAGCCGGCCTGGCCGTTCGGGAGGATGCCGCCCGTGCCCTTGACCATGGGCTCGTACATGAGGCTCACCCCGACGCGGTCGACGATGTAGTAGTTGCTGAAGTCGCCGAACACGGCCATCAGCGTGCCGACCGCGGGCGCAACACCCGCCATCGTCGTCGACTCGTAGATCGGGGCGCCGAGCAGCGTCTCCGGCTGGCCCTTGCCGAGGTTCGTCCAGAAGCTCGCGCCGCCGGCGGTGTCGAACTGCCGGGTCCGGTTGATGTAGGCCACGTTCATCGCCCACGCCACCGACGGTGAGGTCCGGAAGCGGGCCGGCAGCGCGGCCTGGATGCCGTACACGTCGGCCAGGGCGTACACCAGCGTGGTGGCCGTGGTGTACACGGTCGTCGCGCCGGTGATGACGCCGGTCGGGGTGGTCGTACCCGGGCCGGTCGCGAACGCCGCCTCCTCGAGGCGGTCCTTCGCGTCGCCGAGCAGCATCGGCAACTGGTTGGCGAAGTCGGTGTCGGCCAGGACCTCGTACGAGCCGAACACCCATGCCGCGGCCTTCTGCGGCGTGATCTGGATGTTGCCGACCGTCGGGGTGTTGTCCGTGACGATCGTCTGCTCAGCGAGCCACGCCGCGTTGACGCCGGCAGAGGTGACGCCGTTCCACGTGTTCGACGTGGTCTGCTTGATGTTGGAGATGCGCCGCCACGGGTTCGCCGAGGCGGAGTTGGTCAGCACGATCGTCGGGTCCAGGACGAACGGCAGCATGTAGCCGCCGTTGGCCAGGGTCAGCGACAGCGCCGCACGCGAGGCCTGGCCTTCCGGGTCCTCCACGTATGCCTGGAACGCCTTCTGGTACTCGTCCGAGCCGGTCAGCAGCAGGTGCCGGGCGATACCCGGGTCCTGCTGAACCTTGACGGTCGCGGCCTCGGCGAAATCGCTGTTCATCTGGCCGACCCGGTTGCAGCGCTCGATGGCGGTCTGCGCGCGGGCGATCATGTCGGAGCGGTGGATCATCTTCGAGCGGACCGCGTCCAGATCCTGGAACGGGTCCATGTCGCGGCTGACGACCAGGTCGGGCGTGGTCTTCTCGACCTTCCGCTCGTCCTTGGCCGCATAGCGGACGGCGTCGAGGCGTTCCATCCGCGAGGCGAGCGGCTTGCGCTGCTCCTCCAGGTCATCCCACTCGGTGAGCAGGGTGTCGGTGTAGGCCTCGTCCTCCTCGGTGCGGTCGTCCTTCTTCTCGATCTCGAGCAGCTCGGCGCGGACGGCCGTCTGCCGGTCGAGGATGTCCTGCAGCTTCATCATCTGCGCATTCCTCTGGCGGTCAGCGCCACCTGAAGGCGACGCGCGAACGGTGACTGCCGATCCGAGTGCTCGATGAGCGGCTCTACGGCGACGGCCTCCGAGGTTTCGGAGGTGTCGCTGTCCGCCGGCTCCGCGTCGGGAGTGGCGGACAGAAGTGGGAGAAGGCGCATCGCCTGTTCGACGGTGAACCCGTTGGCGGCGAGCAGTTGGGCGAAGTCGGCCCGGACGCCGAGCACGCCGGCCGTCTCGTAGGCGGGCTCCGGGGTCGGCCCGTACTCCGACAGGCCGAGCTCGAGGCGGCGCACGACGGGCAGAACACCGCCGCTAGGGCGGAATCCTCGGCCCGGAACAAGGTTCGGACTGGAGCGGACAAGCCGACCCGTGAAGGAATAGCCCTTCACCGCGCCGGCGCGCACCAGCTCCAGCGCATGGTCGCCTTCGGGGGTCTCCATGTAGTGGTCGGTCGCGATCACGCCGCGGGGCTCGACGACCAGGTTGCGGGTGACCGCGACCGGGGCGGACCAGCGCTCGCTGGGCGTCCCGTACGGCGTCATCGCGTGGTTGTAGTAGACCGACGTCTTCCAGCCCGCGCGGGAGCCCTGGGGTCGCGCGTCGGAGATCGCCTTGTTGAACGCCGACCCGTCGATGGTCTCCTTGTAGTGGCCCTGGCCGTCGCGGATCTCCGCCTCGGTGTCGAACACCGCCAGGTACGCCTCGACGGTGCGACCCGGCTTGACGGAGATGTCCGCCAGCGGCACGGTCCGATGGATGATGCCGGACATCGGCAGGTCGTACTCCTCGGTGCTGGCCACCATCAGATCGCCTTCCTACGTGCCCGCGGGCGCGGGAATGCTGGGCTTGTTGCCGTTGACCGCGGGCGTGGGCGTGGGTGGAGGCGTCACGGCGGACTGCTGAAGCTGCACGGACACCCAGTTCGGGTCTTCCTCGAGCAGCGTCATGTCCTGGGCGACCACGGCGGCGATCGCCGATTTGCGGGTGAACCCGCCGGTCGCCAGGGACACGATGGTCGAGCCGTACTGCTGCTGGATGGCTGCGGCGTCGCGCTGGTCCTCGCGCAGGAATGGGATGTCGCGGGTGTCCACGACGAGCTGCGAGCCGGGGGGCGCCGGGACGAGGGTGGCCAGCGAGCCGGCCACGTTGCGCCAGAGCGTCGACAGCGTTCCCTCGGCGAACTGGCGACGCGCGGCCCCGAAGTTGCCCGCGTTCAGGCTTGACCCCTGCAGTCCTTCGGACAGTCCGACGATGACCGGGTGCACGCCGGCGGCCGCGGCGATGCGGGTCTCTCCGGCGCCCTGGGTCACCTTGAAGTCCAGCTGGCGCATGTCGGCGCCGACCGTGGTCACGTCGGCGCCGCCGCCGAGATACAGCGTCTTGTAGGCGTTCTGCGCGCCCTGGTGAGCGTTGTTCATCTTCTTCATGAACCGCTCGAACGTCTCTTCCTTCATGTCCTTGAAGGAGACGACCGTTTGCAGGGTGGCGCCGTTCTGGAAGAACGCGAGCTTGTGCAAGGACGCCGCGCTGTCTGCCTCGAGCTCCCGCACGATCGGGGAGATCCACGACATGCCGCGGTAGTGGGCGAGCGGGTCCGGGGTCGGCGCGAAATGCGCGACCTCGTCCGGGAGCAGGAAGATCGGGTCCTTGCCGGACAGCGCGCCGCCGGGCCAGTAGCCGTAGCCGAGCAGCTCGGCGTCCAGGTCGTCGGGCAGGATGTCCGGGTCTTCCACTGAGCCCATGACGATCGTCACCCAGTCGGGCCGCATCCTGCGCAGATTGCCGCTGCGGACCGTCCAGAACGCGTTGCCGGCCAGGTCGGCGTCCTGCAACAGCCGGGTCATCAGGTCCTGCGTCGTCCCGTTCGGCCACGGCCGCTCGAGCAACCCCAGATCCTGGTTGCCGAACATGTCGCCCGGCCGCCCGTTACGCAGCTGCTGAAACTGGAACCGGCCCTCGGAGAAGACGGACAGCCGGGCCCGCTCGCAGGCGAAGACGACGCCGTTGCGCTTGTACGCGCCCTCCACCATCCCGGTGAAGTTGGTCTCCATCCGCTCCGTGCGGGCGCCTGAATAGCCACCGGGGACACCGGAGTAGGTGTTGCCGCCGTACGACCAGGTGAAGTCGAGAGGGTCCTGCGCCGCGAAGTCGACGCCCTCATAACGTCGGATCGAAGACGCGGCGCGGCGGATCGACTGCAGGAGGTTCAACCGGAGTCCCTCCCTCGACGTCGTAGAGCAGCAGGAAGGACAGGGCGGTGACCGCGCCGGCCACGACGAGGGCGAGGCCGAGGCCACGGGTCAGGTAGATGCCGGCGACCAGGGCGATCAGGCCGGCTACGTAGCCGGCGCGGGCGATGGTGGCGCGGCTCATGCGAAGTACGCCCACGGCTCGATGTCGGGCTCCTCGGGCACGTCGTTGAGCACCCAGACCCCCATGCACAAGGTGATCGCCGCGTCAATATGCCGTTTGCTCTTGCCCTTCGACAGGGTGAAACCGCGGTCCTGCTCGCGCTTCACCGCGGCCTTCACGTGCGCGCCGAGCTCCATATCGCCGTCGTGGACGATGCGGCCCTCGATGATCAGGTCGAAGGCCAGCCCGCACGCCGGGGCCATGCGCTGCGGCGACTGGTCGAACTGGATCGCCAGGATTCCCTCGTCCTCGAGGATCCTGCCGGGCAGTTCGAAGAACCGCGGGTCGTAGACGACACCCCGGAACGCGGCGCCGCGGGCCAGCGACCGGATGTAGGTGAACACGTCGAGGTGGTCGATCGGCCCGGAGTCGGCCCGCCAGATCCGCGCCGTGATCGCGTACCGATCGTCGGGCAGGTGCTCGATGCGACTGACCGCCACCGAGTCGTGCTTGAGCGCCATATCGACGACGACCACGAACGGGTTATCCGGATCCGAGATCCATTCGCCTTCGCACGCGCCCCACGCGCCCGGGTGGTCGGCCAGCCAGGATTCCTCGGCGACGTCCACCCACCGGTTGGCGTAGTAGCGCAGCCACTCGTGGCGCTGCACGCCCGGCTTGCCCCACTCGTTGACCCGGTCCCGGACCGACCACAGCACGCCGGCCGCCCCGGACGCCGCCTTGACGGCGATCTCCCGGTCGGTGATGACGTCGTAGTTCAGGTCGTCGGGGGCCTCGTGCCAGTCGAACAAGAACCGCGGGGCCAGCGCCGGATCCCGCTCGGCCTTCCGGCCGAGCTTGTACATCGCGCCGAGCAGCGACTGGTCCACGTCGAACCCGGCAGTCGACAGGTTCAGCCGGCGGCCGGCACCTCGAGGTGTGCGCCGCTTCTTCGTCGACTTACCGATGACGGTGTGCACGCGAGCCTTCCGCGAGCCTTCCTCGCCCCACTCGTGCAGCTCGTCGGCGACGAACAGGCTCGGCAGGCCGCCCTCGTTCGTGCCGGCGACCGCGGCGACCCGGTAGACCCGGCCCGGCCGTCCGTCCGCGAACTTGATCTCGGTGTCGTAGACCTCGAAGTAGCCGCACAGCGGCGACTCCTTCACGGCCTGGTCGCGGCCGCCGCACATCGTGGCCAGCGCCGTGAACAACAGGTTGGCCTGCTCGAACGACGCCGCACCGATAGGGATGTTCGGCGACGGTATGGCGATCTGGTCAGGCCCGGCGAACTCCACCAGCGCGAGCGCGGCGATGAACTGGGTCTTCCCGTCGCCGGTCGCCGCGCCGCGCAGGCCCTCGTCGTAGTGCCACTCCTGGCAGCGCGGGCAGTACTCGAACCAGCGCCACGCGAACGCCTGCTGGTCGGGGCGCAGGCTGATCAGCTTGCCGTACCAGTCGCCCTCACCGCAGATGCAGTTGTCCTCGATCCAGTCGACGGCGATGTCACCGTGCGACGGCCACAGCTCCCCGGCGGCCGGCTTCCACCCGCAGGCCTGGCAGCCCGGGTCAGGCCTGGGCTTCGATGATCCGTGGGTCGGCGCGGGGGCCTGGGTTGCGGTTGACATCGCCGCCACCCCCGTATCGCGAGTTCATGTCGGCCAGGGACTTCTGCTCGGCGATCACCGCGATACCCAGGGCCGAGCGGTGTAGCGGGCCGACGCCCATCTGCCGCTCGCACCGCTCGGCCGCGTCCAGTGCCCGGTAGGCGATCTTGTAGAGCGGGTTCTCGACCTGCTGGCCGGTCGAGCCCAGCACGATCGGTTCCAGGTCGGCTTCGGCGATGGTGCGCATGTACCGGTCGTACTCGGTGATCCACCGGGTCAGAACGCCGCGGTCGACAGGCGTCTGAACAGTGGAGACGGCGTCCGACCAGTACGCATCCCACAGCGCCAGCGAGTCCGGCGACAGGCCGTCCGGCGCATCGACGCGACCGCCCGCGACAGCGGCGAGGGAGGCACGGCGGCCGTTACGCGGATCGACGGCGGCGCCCGCGGGCTTCTTCGTCCGAGGCATCGTCACCGCCTGTAGTTATACGCAGGGTGAGCGGGGAAAGGGCGGATAACGCAGCGTTAGTAAAAACGGTTGCCAGTGGTACCAGTGATCTTGGCGAGG